GATGTCGCTTTTCTTTGGCAGATGTGCTATACTAATAATATCTATCAATCATTTGTGAAACAGCAGGGAGGAGAACATTCATGCAGCATGAAACCGTGATCGTGCTGGACTTTGGCGGCCAGTACAATCAGCTGATCGCGCGCCGTGTCCGCGAGAACAATGTCTACTGTGAAATCTATTCCTATAAGACCGACCTTGCCACCATCAAGGCCAAGAATCCCAAGGGCATCATCCTTACGGGCGGACCCAACAGCGTGTATCTGGAGGATTCGCCCACCATCGACCCCGAGATCTTCTCCTGGGGCGTGCCGGTTCTGGGAATCTGCTACGGCAGCCAGCTCATGATGCATCTGCTGGGCGGCCATGTCTGCCGCGCTCCGGAGCGTGAGTACGGCAAGACGGAAGTCTTTGTAGACAACAGCAGCAAGATGTTTGCGGACGTGCAGCCTTCCACCATCTGCTGGATGAGCCACAACGACTACATTGAGCAGGCAGCTCCGGACTTCAAGGTCACGGCGCACACCGTCAACTGCCCGGTGGCAGCTGCGGAAAACGAGGCCAAGGGCCTGTATGCTGTCCAGTTCCACCCGGAGGTGCTCCACACCGCTGAGGGCAAGAAGATGCTCCGCAACTTTGTGTACAATGTCTGCGGCTGCGTCGGCGACTGGAAGATGGACTCTTTTGTGGAGCACAATGTGCAAGCTCTGCGGGAGAAGATCGGCAGCGGAAAAGTGCTCTGCGCCCTGTCCGGCGGTGTCGATTCCTCCGTGCTGGCTGCCATGCTGGCCAAGGCCATCGGCAAGCAGCTGACCTGCGTCTTTGTGGACCACGGCCTGCTGCGCAAGAACGAGAAAGAGGAAGTCTGTGCCGTCTTTGGCCCGGGCAATGCCAACGGCTTTGATATCAACTTCCTCTGCGTGGATGCCCGCGAGCGCTACTTCAGCAAGCTGGCAGGCGTCACCGAGCCGGAGCGCAAGCGGAAGATCATCGGCGAGGAGTTCATCCGTGTGTTCGAGGAAGAGGCCAAGAAGATCGGTAAGGTAGATTTCCTGGCACAGGGCACCATCTACCCGGATGTGGTCGAGAGCGGCCTGGGCGGCGAATCTGCCGTCATCAAGAGCCACCACAACGTTGGCGGCCTGCCCGACACCGTGGACTTCAAGGAGCTGGTGGAGCCCCTGCGCAACCTGTTCAAGGACGAAGTCCGTCAGGTTGGCCGTGAGCTGGGCCTGCCCGAGTATCTGGTGAGCCGTCAGCCGTTCCCCGGCCCCGGCCTGGGCATCCGCATCATCGGCGAAGTGACCCCCGAAAAGGTTGCTATCGTGCAGGATGCCGACGCCATCTGGCGCGAGGAAATCGCCAAGGCCGGCCTCGACAAGGAAATCAATCAGTATTACGCAGCTCTGACCAACATGCGCAGCGTGGGCGTCATGGGAGATGAACGCACCTATGATTACGCCGTGGCCCTGCGCGCCGTCACTACCACCGATTTCATGACCGCTGAGAGCTATAACGTGCCCTGGGACGTCTTGGGTACTGTCACCAGCCGCATCGTCAATGAAGTCAAGCATGTCAACCGCGTCTTCTACGATTGCACCGGTAAACCGCCGGCAACGATCGAGCTCGAATAATTGACAAAAAGCCGAAAACCCTAGGAATCATCCGGGTTTTCGGCTTTTCTTTTTGCCCCGTGGCATTATTTTGGCATTACCGCATCAAATCATTCAGTTTTTTCACTGCATCCGACGTCGCCGACGGGTACAAATGCCCGTATGTCCGAAGTGTCGTTTCGACGTCCTCATGGCCCAGCCTCTCGCTCACCATCAAGATCGGAGTCCCCAGGTGGATAAGCAGGGCTGCGTGGGAGTGCCGGAGATCGTGCAGGCGGATAGGCTCGATGCCGGCCGCTTTGCATCCCTTCTGCATCTGCTGGCGGAAGTAGTGCTTGGTGAAGGGGAACAGCCGATCGGCAGGGTCAGGCTTGTATAGGGCGTTCAGGTACACCCTGAGCATATCGGCCAGCTTCGGCGGGATGGGCAGCACGCGACGGCTCTTCGGCGTCTTCGGCTCTGTCACGACCTCTTTGCCGTCGATCGTCTGGAAGCTCTTGTTGACCGAGAGCGTGCAGTCCTCCAGGTTGATGTCTGCCGGAGTCAGGGCCAGCAGCTCACCGATGCGCAGGCCCGTCCAGAACAGAACAGACAAGCCGGTTCTGCCTGGGAGCTTCGGCACGTTCTCGACAACCTTCGCGAACTCGTCCACCGTCCAGAACTTCATTTCGTCCGCGTTCTCTTTGCCGATGCTGCCCGCCACCTTCGCGGGGTTCCGGGCAAGGCCGTAATACTGGCAGGCGTAGTTGAACACGGCGGACAGCTGGTTGTTGATCGTCTTCGCATAGGTGGGTGCGACGCCCTCAGCAAGTAGATTACTCTGCCACTTGCGGACATGGGCCGGTGTGATGTCGTTGATCTTCAAGTCCTGGAAGAAGGGGAGGATGCGGGCCTGGTACAGATACCGCTTGTTGCGCATCGTGTTCGCCTTCAACCTGTGCTCCATGTCGTCCAGGTACAGCTCCACCATCGAGCCGAACGTCATGTCGCAGCTCTGGGCCCTGGTCTTCAAAAACTCGTCCTCGAACGCTTTCGCGTCCTTCTGCCGAGCAAAGCCCCGCTTCTTTTTCAGCTTCCGGTGGCCCTGCCAATCGGTGTAGTAAAACGAGGCGTACCATGTGCCCCGTTCCTTGTCTTTGTACGCAGGAATAACGCTCACCTCCCTGTATTCTGCCAGAATCATGCCACAAGGCCGCAGAGCGGGCTCTGAGCGACGTTTTGTGACTCCAGAATCTCTCTTTATCTCCAGAACCAAAAACGCGCTGTAAGCCCTCCCAGGCCAGTTTTATCGGATTCGGGTTTTCGGCCCGCTTCACTTCACCCGGTACGCAGGCGGGACGGCTTGCAGCCGGACACCCTCTGATCTCTGGTATGCCCGTATCAGATCGGCGATCTGTTCCGAGGCTCCAGGCTCTCCAGCGTCAACGGCGGCCTGGTATGCCCGCTGGAGTTCTGACAGCCGATCAGCTCTGATCTTCGCACAGGCAGGGCAGAGGCCAGACACCAGGTCGGCACAGTTGAACAGCTCGAAGCACGAGCAACAGCGAATATAACCCGTCATGTTGAAAACTTCACCCCGTCCGCAAAAACAAAAAAGAATTGTGTGTGAAAGTAAGTAAATAACTATAACAACATAGTCTTACTAAACGTCTTATATAATATAACGTCTATTTATGGGTTCATTTTTTGAACCCTATTTTTGAAGATTCGGTTCATTTTCTGAACCGTATTTGAGCAAATAGGGTTCATATTTTGTACCCTATTTCAAAAATACAGTTCATTTTTTGAACCCTATTTTTGTTTCATGCGTTCATTGGCAACCAAAACCATCTTTGATGCGTCCTCGGCACGGTCGCCTTCTACGATCTCGCGCCGCAGTACATCATCACGCAGTACGCGCCGCACATCGTCGTTACTGATCTTCACTTTCGGGAAGTGTCGCTCCAGCGATCGGCGAACGGTTTGAACCATCCAATCGTTCAAGAGCAGCTGACCGACTATGTACTTGTTGAGCACGCTATGCTGTGAATAGGCCTGGTCGAGAAGATTGTTTTCTCCTCCCTGGAACGCTTCGACACAGAGGCAGCGAAGCGGTATCAGGTCGTCCGGCTGATTCGCGTTGAGGCCGCAAAAGTCAAAGGAGCACACCGGCACGATCTCCACAGGTTTTTCAAAGAGCACGCGGTACACGCTCCAGGAGAGGCCGTTCGTGAGAGCTACATAATCTATCCCGTAATTGGCGGCATAGCTGGTAGCCTGCGAAACGTGATCTTCCTTCAAGTCAACGCCGACAGCCTTGCACTCGATCAGGAGGCAGACTTTCCCATCGATCTTGATCGCAAGGTCGCAGAACGTCCGCTTGATCTGGAGCTCAGATGTGATCTGCTCGTATTTATCAAAGCCGAAAACCTCGCTGAGCATATCGACGATGATCGTTACTGTATCGCTTTCGTTTTTTCCTGCGAGCTTCGCCTTGCACAAAATAGGCTGGAACCTCTGGGCGCCTGCGATCAACCGCGAGTCCTCCGGGTGATTTACTTTTGGCATATAAAATCAGCCTCCAAAATCGTAATAGATCAGCCTGCCGCGCTGCGTGTGTCGTCCTTTTGGTTCTTTTCCCTGGACTCACCCAGCATGGGAGAGGCCATTTCTTGCAAACGGCCCAGCAAGAGCAGCTGATCGCGTTCCGACAGCTTTTCGTACAAGGCCAACATTTCACGCCCGTTCTCGGATATTCCGGGGACGGGCTCTTTTTTTATGACCACAGGGGCCCCGGCATCCTCGCCGGTCAAAAGATACTCAACAGAACAGCCCAGAAATTCGCAAATGGGAAGTATATACTTAGCAGGCGGGTCGGTGTTCCGCTGCCTCCAGTTCGTTGTGGTGGTTGGGTTTATGCCCAGGGCCTTACAAAGCCCGTATGCAGTAAGGTTTCTGCGGTTGATTTCGTCGAAAAGACGTTCACTGATGGTCATATCGCACCTCAACTGGTATACAAATTACCCAAAAAACAAGGAATAATTTTTTCGTTTGTTAGATACCAAAAGATTGACTTGTGTGTCAAATGTGGTATAATACTTATAGAAGATAAGCCAAAGAATTAAGGAACAACTTACAAGAGAAAGGATAACTAGCCATGAAGGAGTACAGAGGCAAGCGCATCGAGAACCTGTACACGTTCTTGAAGAACACCAAGGAGGACGAGATCATCGTCCGAACCACTCGCGTGGCTGGCGGCTGGCACGACAACGAGTTCGATGCTCACGCCGCGGGCTTCACGATCTCCCGGTTCATCAGCGAGGAGCTGGAAGCTCGACACGAGTTTCCTGAGTGTTACCGCATCGTTCGCAAGTAAGGAGGGCTAAGCCATGAAGACCTACATCGCCACCTACTACCGCCACAACCCCCAGCTGAGCAGCGGTGGCTACAAGACCACCCGCAAGATCGAGGCCGTGTCCATCACGTCCGCTCGCAAGAAGGCCCGTGAGATCACCGAGGGCTGCGTGTATGGCAGCCTGGAGCTGCTGGGCGTCGAGAAGGAGGGCTAAGCCATGATGATGGACATGACGGAGGCTGATTACGAGAGCTGGCGCGATGATCTCCGCTGCGGCGGCCAGGAGGAGTACGACACCCAGTATTCCGCGGCCTCCCTGTACGAGGGCGGCTGGCGGGCCCGCGATCTTCCCGACCTGATCGAGCAGTACAACTTGACCAGTGAGGAAGCCGATCGGATTTACGATGAACTGCTCCAGATCGAGCAGAACGCACAGAACAAGGAGGACTGAACATGGCAACGAAGCAGCAGGAGCGCGAAGCACTCGACAAGATCGCCGAGATCATCAAGGGACTGGGCCAGGACAGCTACATTGCAGCTGCCTTCGACGGGTGCCTTGATATGGCAGAGGACAACATCGGCAACGACTTCATGTGCAGCATGAAGGCGAGGGCCGAGGACGCACAGCAGGAGGTCGCCAGCCTCCTGGTCGAGAACCGCAAGCAGGCGGACAGCTTGCAAGCACTGTCCGAGGCCGTTGCCCAGAAGCAAAAGAACATCGACGGCAGGGACGAGCAGATCGCCAACCTGAACAGCATCATCAAGATGCAGGCCGACAGGATCAAGGAACTGGAGGAGGGCGTCGAGAGCTCCGCGAGCCGTGTCATGGCCCTGGAGAACGAAAACGTCCACCTGAAAGCCCGCCTGTACGACATCCTGATGAAGTGAGGAGGACTGAACGATGACCGTAAATCAGAGCAACCTCCGTCAAGCGTACAAAATCCTGAACACCCTGAGCCGCGAGTTCATCCCGAAGGATGGAAAGCTGGAGCCCTACATGGCCGACCTGAAGCGGAGCATCCGAGCCTGCACCAACAGCCCAGCTCCCGACTCCCGGATTGTGAAGGAATACGGCATTGATGGCTACATCGAGCTGTACACCTTCCCGGAGGAGCTGGCCTCTGCCACCCGCGACGAGGCGGAAGAGTGGTTCGACGAAAACTGCTGGTTTTCCGGTGGTGGCGGTCAGTACGACTGCACCGGAGAGAAGTTCACCCAATGGCGGTACGTTTTCCGGCGCAACGACAGGTGGCTTGCATATCATTCGGTCGCATTCGACGTGTAACAACCCACCCGATGATGGCCTCCGGCGAAGGCCGAAACCACCTGGCAGCCAGCCAGGGTAGGTCGTGGGAGCCAACAAGAGCAGCCGACCGGCTGCAAACCCACAAGCACCTGAGAGGAGATAACTAACCATGACCGATAAGAACAACGTGGAGATCAAGGCCGGGGACATCGTGGAGATCACCGGTGCCTACTTCAAGCACGACAACGCCCTCTACTTCGTCGAGCACATCCCCGGCGACCCCGGCTGGAATGGCGGAGACATCTGCCTGCACATGATCGGCAAGTCCGGCAAGCTCTCCAGCACGAAGTATTCGACCTGCTTCTGGCCCCTGAAAGCTTACGTCAACGACCGCGAGAAGGCGGCCAGGGCCAACCTCTGGAACGACGAGCACGCTCAGATCGAGGTTCGCACCGACATCAACCAGAGCTTCGTCGCTGAGTGGTTCCGCAAGGCGGCCGACGATCTGTGCTTGACGATCGAGTGGAACAAGCTGCATTTCGGCGAGGACTGCCAGGACGTCAAGCGCGAGCTGAAAACCGAGGCTCACCTCCGGGCCGTGGCCGCTCGGCTCTCCGGCAACGTGAGAAGCCTGCACTTCATCGGTACGGACGACCTCAGCCGCGAGGTGTTCGTTGATGAACTGGGAACGGTCTGGAAGTACACGGAACCCGGCTCGATGCCGCGGGAACGGCACGACAAGCTCTATGCTGCATCCAGCAACGACCGGGACGGTGAGCCCAGTCTGCCGATGTCGGATGCTTTCGACTACCAGATCATCTACGAAGGACAGGAGGTCTAAACCATGAAGGTGCTTTCCGACAGAACCAAGATCGCCACGGCGATCAACTTCAACCAGTACCCCGTTATCCGCATCGACCTGAGCAAGCTGGATTCGTACGGCGTCGTGGGTGCGCCGGTCAGAATCGACAACGGCACGTTTACGACCGGCGAGCCGTATTTCGTCCGTGGCTATCTCCGTACATTCAAGGACGAGAACGTCCTGACGTTCGACGCTGGAGGCGTCGCTCTGAAAGCGAACCTCAGCTACAGTGATTACGAGCGGATGCTGGAGTACACCAACGCTCCGATCGTGAAGCCCGATCAAGACATCTTGGTTTGCATGGTGGACAGCGAGCGCCGCCTGGTCTACGACCCGGTCGTCCTGCGGACAGGGAAGCGCGTTGACCCGTACTGCATGACCCCGCTCGATCTGGAGCGGTGCAAGATTCCGGCTGCGGAGGAGGTGGAGCACAATGCCTAAATACCCGAAGGGCCACAAGGATGTCGTGTTCTACGCGCCAAAGTCAAAGCGCGGGAGCCGCCCGATCGCCGGTTCCACGACTGCGACCAACGATTTTCTGGTGCTGGTACACGAAACCTACCCGGAGGCCACGATCTCCCAGTTGAAGGAGCTCTTGACCGATCGTTCCAAGTTCATCCTCAACCCGGAGGCCGTCGCGGTTCTGGATGCTTACATCACCCGCGGCTACGGCGACTACGTTCCCGAATGGAGGTAAAGATTATGGCGAACATCAAGGACAAGATCGCAAAGCTACTGGCCCTAGCAGAGAGCCCCAACGAGGCGGAGGCCAAGGCCGCGCTCCTCAAGGCCCGTGAGCTGATGGCAAAGAACAAGCTCACCCCGGAGGAGTGCCAGGAACAGAAGAACCAGAAGCTCGTCAAGGACTTCACCGACATCCAGTGTACAGCCATGACGAACCCCTGGGCAGCCTCCCTCTCGGCGGTGATAGCCGACAACTACTGTTGCCGAGCAATCAATCGGAAACGCAAGGGCTACAAGACGGCGACCATCGGCTTCATCGGCCTGGAGGACGACTTCGAGATCTGCAAGAGGATTTTCCTCTACGCCTACGACTGCATTGCTTCGACATGCAAGCGCGAGATCAAGCGGAACCCTTGGGACGATCGCGGAACCTACCGCAAGGCGGTGAACGCCTACGGCTGGGGCTTTTGCGAGGGCCTGCAGGATGCGTTCAAGGCTCAGAAGGCGGAGCACCAGGAATGGGGCCTCGTCATGGTGACACCCCAGGCCGTCGTCGAGGAGGCGGACGGCCTGGGCAAACCAAGGGCGATCGGCAGGAACGAGGCTGACATGGACACCCTGGGAGCTAGACAGAAGGGCTACCGGGACGGCCTCAAGTTTGACCCGAACTCCAGGCTGGAGGGCAGGCCGGAACGCGCTCAGCTGGCGTCGTGCCAGTAAACACCCGGTATCAGTATAGCGCACCGGGAAGCAAAACACAAGAAATAAGCCTTATTTTTAAGGTACGAAGGAGGCAGAAAAACAATGAAAACTGCGAATCGCACAAAACCGAAGACCGACTTCGGCATCGAGGTGCGCGTCTTTACCGCGCAGACCGGCATGACCGTGAAGGAGCTGGCCGAGCGCGCAGGCGTCAAGTACACCACGCTGGTGGAAACCACCACGGGCCGCTGTGCTGGGCACCAGCTCATTCCCGTGGTTCGGGAGTTCATGCAGAACTACCGGAAGGAGGAGTAATTGTGGCAGCGAAGGCGAAGATCAACACCGCCCGCGACCTGTTCTATTTCTCGGACGACATCATGAGGATCACGGGCTTTTCCCAGAGCAAGAGCTACAAGATCATCAAGCAGATGAACAAGGAGCTGGAGGCACAAGGCAAGCTGACGTTTGAAGGCCGCGTCAGCAAGCGGTACTTCAACGAGCGGCTGGGCCTGGATGTGGACAGCCGGCAGAAGAGCCGGGCATGAGGAGGTAACACGATGGAGAGCACAAGTTTCACCCTGAGCGTCAAGCAGGAAGCGGCACCCCGCCCGAAGCGGAAGGCCAAGAAGCGGGCTGTATGGCCCCATCTGCTGATGCAGGCATTTCTCGCGGCAGTGCTGCTGTACCTGGGTACTATGATTGCCCAGAGTGCGAGCATCCATACAACCGGCGCAGGCAACGTCGTTCTGGCGGCTGCCGCCCTGGTGTTCACAGGCTGGAAGCTCCACGATCTCGGAGCTGATGAATGAGAGGAGGACTCAACATGGCAAAGATGTTTGATGGCAAGAAGGTTTACGACCGGGAGTCGTTCAGCTACGAGCAGGCGAAGATCGGCGACTATGTGACGGAGGAGGTCGTGGACGACGCGATCAACTGCCTGCCGCCCGCATCCATGACCGCCCACTGTTCCCAGATGGGTGAGCCGATCAGCGACCGCTTCGACCCGGACAACCACCGCTGGCGGGCAACCTACGAAACCTTCACGAAGGTGGCTGAGGACGTCTGGAGGTACTGCGGCGACTGCTTCCGCGGCGAGATCGCCCAGCGCGGCAGGCCGCTCGTCTACGTCGGCAAGGGACAGAGCTGAGGAGGTGGAGATCATGACGTACTATCCCATCAATGAGGACACCGCAAAGCGTGCGAACGACGCTAACTCGTTCAGAGACTACAAACCCGGCAGCGCGACGGCTGCCTACCGCGCCGAGGTAGACAAGGCCGCGGCCCTGGTCGAGAAGCAGAAAGCCAAGGTTGACCCCATGCACCATGACAAGCTGGATGGCCTACTCGATCGGTACGCACACCGGCTCGCGGACTACTACAACGACTACTACCGCAACGAGGCGGCGTGCCCGTCCATCC